AAAATAGCTTTGAATATTGCTTCGCACCACAAATGCGGGGTCGATAGATTCAAGATATTCCCGTATGGCGTCTTCTATCTGTTCCTTGTAAGGTTCAAATAGTTCTTTTATTCTCTCGGAAAGGCCGTCGGCTGTTCCAGCTTCACCAGATTTGTGGGTGCCGATGACTTGATTTAAATAAGCTTGAATGTTGCTCTGATATTCCTCCGTGTCGGGCAATATATCGGCTACTATATCTTCCAAATGTTCAAGAACATCTGCGGAAATTTCCAAGGCGGAAAGTGATATGTTCTCATCAAAGTTTATATTCCAGAGTTTCACCTTTGAAGCTGACGCCATATCCAATATGGTAAGCGTCGTTCCGCCGATAGAACGGTTCATTGTGTAGCCAACGCCATTTTGCAAACGGCACGCCTCTATCATAGAGCAAATATCGTTCATTCGCTCTGCAGTGACCTGTTCCAACAAAGGTGCGCCCGCCTTAAATCGCGGGAGTTTCTGATTTCCTAAATCCTTAAGCATTTTTTATTATTCCTAAAGAGGCGGGATTTGCTATCGCAAATATCCCTTCAGTTTTAGATTAAAGTCAGCTGTATATATATCTGTTCCACCCTTTGGGACCGCTTAAAAGGTAAGTTTCCGAAACCTTATAATTGCCGTCAGACATACTCTGGTAGGAAATCCCTGTGCACATCCATTGGTACATTCCGCCAACAGACGGCAATCCTCCTCCACCGCCTATTCTTCCTATGCCGCCGAGACTCGGTACCCCCTTTGAAATGTAGCTCACAGTTCCCGAATATGAGGGGACAAGGTAACTCTTTACCCCCGCCATAATCTTGCCGCCTTCTGTCTTGGAATTCCACCCTGTGAACTTCCCGTCCTCGTCGAATATTCCGCAATTAGGTTTTTGAGGAGTCCCAGCCCAACTTTCAAAATTTGGGTGGCTTTCAATAGGTTCCTCGCGCATTGTGCAAGAGACTTCAACCGTGTTTTCATGCTGGTCGCTTGTTGAACTCCATGACTCGGCACCTTCGTATTGCGCAGTTATTAAAGCCCCATCGCCGTACTTTTTTATGGAAACCGATTTGCAATACAAACCGTTCCATATCGGGTGAACGGACTTGTTTATTATAGGCGAATTTGCGCTTGCCGCCGAATATGGATAGCAAAACCAAGTAGCAGAACACGTCGCAACAGAATCTTCCGATACAACTCTCTCTCCAGAATCCCTGAGAAAACAAACTTCTCCGTTTTGTAAGCGTACTTTCATTATAGAAAGTCGCATTGTCAAAATTTATGGCTTGAATTTATGGAACAAATCTCCGATATTTATACCATCATGAGCCCGGCATTGAAATATTTAACAGAAGAAGCTTTAAAGCTTTCTGCAGAGGATAAGTTTACTCTGATAGATACTCTTTCGAATAGTGTTGAAAGACCCATTACGGATATAGATAAAGCCTGGTTCGACGAGTCTATTCGTAGAAGTGATAATTATATCAACGGTAAGACTACGGCTGAAGACGCCGTATCTGCAATTAAAGAACTCTCTGAAAAGCTTATTCCGCAAAATAAATGAACGTAAAGATCGTTTCAGAAGCAAAGGCGGACTTTGCAAATTTGCTTACATATTATGTCAATGTAGGAAATTACGAGGGGAATTATGACTTGGCTCGTCGATTTGAAGCCGAGATTTTACAGGCTTTTTCCTTTATAAAAGAATTTCCAAACGCTTCCAAATTGTTGTATAAAAATCGTATAAGAGCCTATCATTTAAATAGATTTCCAGTTTCTGTGGTCTATGAACAAAAAAGTGACTGTATCTTGGTTCTTTCAATTTATGACCAAAGAAGGAATCCTAATTTTCTCAAAGACAGAATAGACACTACCGCATAAGAAGCTCGTTTTGCGAATTTTGCTTTTCGGTATTTTCAGCAATTTCCGATAAGAGCTTAGACTGCTTTTTAGATTCATTAAGCTGCTTTTCCGCTACATCGTATCTGGTTGCCGTAAGACCTCCGCCCCCGATTTTAGCAAGAGAACTATCGTTATACTGGGATTTAGATTTTGACTTCGAGCCTTTCTCTGCGTCTTTTATTTCGGGTCTTGCATCAGCGGCGGCGTATTTTGCTTTGCGGGCATTTTCCGCTTCTGTGTGGGCTTGCTTTTCAATATCGCGCAGTCTTTCAGCTTCGGCTATTTGCGTCTTGTACCAATCTACACTGCCAGAGGTCCATAAATCCGAACGCTTGCGATTATCATTCTGAAGTTTGGCAGTAGCCATCTCCTCGGTGAATATTTCTGAAAAGCTCTTTCCCTTATCCTTCTGGGCGACTTTATTGGATTCCTCCCTCAGCTTGTCCAAGGCGTTAACAGCCTTATTTATGGCTCGCTCCCAATCTGAGTCAAAATATCCGACAATCTTAGCAAGCGCATTGCCGAGATAGCTTATAAAGTCGGTGATTGCGTTTCTAATCGGAGTAATAAAATTGCCGAATTGACCATTTATGTACCGTCCTACGGTGTTAAATGTGCCTAAAATATAGTTGGATATGTCCCGAAACGCCGTCTCTATAAATTCTCCCATTTGAGCGAGCTTCTGCCCAATTATTAAGCCCCACTTTTGCCTTCCAATAGCACTTCCCATATCCGCCAAAAATCCGCCAAAAGCTACAATTATGCGGTTTTGCCACTTATCTATTTCATCTCCAGCCCTCGCAAGGGCGGAAAGAGTTTCCTCATCCATAACATGTCCTGCTTCTATTGAAGCTTGGGTAAGCTTTCCCATTCCCTCAGTGGACACTTTGTCTAAAACTTCGAGCATTTGCGCTCCAGTCTTTTGCCCCAATATTGTCGATATGTCGTTTAATGCGGTGAGACTTTCTCCCGACTTTTTGTAAGCGTTCCCTAATGCTTCAATCTTTTTATCAGGGGAAAGCGTTGCAAATTCTTGTAGTGATATTCCAAGACGCTTAAAGGACTCTTGATAACTTTTATTGCCGTCGCAAGCTTCAATCGTCCGCAAGTTCAGGTTGTTCATTGTCATTACAAGGCGGCTTTCTTCCATGCCTGCAAGTTTGGCGGTGTAAGCAAGCGTCTGAAATTCGCTTTTGCCCATACGCAAATTTCTCGCCATATCCTCAACGTGACCGCCAAGGTCTATTGTCTGTTTCGCCAACGCGCCTAAGCCCGCTATTCCAGCCGACACCCCAAGCATTCCAAGTACTTGATCGCCCAAGTTCTTGAACATTCCCCCAATTGAACTTTTGAAGGAGTTAGCCGCAAGCTTGCATTGCGCAAGCCCTGTTTTAAATCCCGCAGAATTTAAGCCGATTTTGGCTAATATTTCACTTGAGGCCATTCTTTATCCTTTCCGCTTCAAGTATCATTTTCTTGTCTTCGTCCGACTGTATTTGTCCAAGTCCCTCTTGTTCCGCGAAACTTGCACAGTACCATAAAAGCTCGCCAAGCGGCATATCCCAAATCTCCCCAAGCGTTAGATTTGTCTTAGAAAGTAGTAGCGTAGCCCTTGAGAGTATCCAAGGCGCGTTAATGGCTCTTTCTCCCTCAGAACTATCCCACATATCTGGAAGCGATAGAAAGTCCGTCAAATACCCTAAAAACGCCGTTAAACCGCGATTAAATCTATGGAATCTCAAGCCGAAGTTCGGACGTTTCATTGCCGCTATTATATCTCTGTCGGCAGAGCAAATAATTACGGCAAGTTCCAAGTCTTTTCTTGATATTGAGACTTCTTCACCATTTACAATACGCATTATGGGGGAGCCTATCGCTTCAAGATAAAGGCAATGGCGCAAACAAAAAGGCTTTAGTCTCCTGCCTAAAACCTTGTGTTCGCAATTTATAAACGCCTCGTAGAAGGATTCCATTAGCTAATCGGTTCCATCGGAACCTCTGGATAGTAAGTTCCAGACAAATCCCACTTTTCTACGTCTTTTCTTGCTCGAGATTTCTTAACACTTTTTACGATGAACTCAAACTTCTCGCCAATTTTGAAAGAATCTCCGGGACTCGGTGCGCTTGCGTCGGCCAAAGGAATGACGCTCGCCGTCCTATTATACTTTATCCCAAACCCTGAAAAGTGGGCGACAACATTGCCGTCCTCGTTTTCCACCTCAAGCTCCTGTCCCTCTACGGTGTCTTCCGTAGCGTCAACTATGTAGCCCTCGAGCTTTTCAACCCCAAAGGCTATCGGTTGCTTTGTCCCTCTCAATTTGTATGCTTCGTTTGCCATACAAAATATAGGCGTGTCAAATTCATAAGGCAATATGAACTTGAAACAAAAGTTTTTTTCATTACTCTACCTTTATGAATTTATCCGATATTTCAAAAAAGATTCCCGTATTACAAAAGGGATTGAGTTGGAAGTATTGTTTAGTTTTTTGGATTCCGCTACTACTTTTGGCAAGCCCATTGTTTTATGCAGTATATTCGCCAAAATGGATTGTATATTGGTTCACTGATTTTAATTGGGTTTTCCCTTATGGTGGAGGATTAGGAAGCACTAATAGGGTAATCGTTGGGAATGTAATAAGAGCTACAATAATGTTTGTACCGGCATATTCCTGTTTGATAATAATGCATGCTATTTCAAAGAAAAATAGTATTATAGAAAAATTAGTTTATTATTTACCTACAATAACATTAACATTGGCCTTCATTATGCTCTATTTTCCAAATAGAGTAATCTCATTTATAAATAGCATGGGAAATACTTTTAGAAGAGACCTTGCGTTGATTTGGACTACTTCTATTTGGGTTTTGGTAATAATTATTTCTTTGTTATTATTGCTGCCAAGAACTAGTCAGAAAAAGCTTTGGAGTATTTATGGACTTATTATATTGAATGTAATTGTGGGTTGCAGTGCCAGTTAAAATAATAATACATTTAAATACGGCTAAAGTCGTCTATTAATAGACGGATAGTAAAGAGTCAAATATCCTACTTATATATGGAACTTAATTCATAAGGTTTGAAACACGAGTTTATACGTTAATACTATACCCAAATTATTATCGTCTCTGGCGTCGTTCTCCGCCTCAAACCACAATCCTTCGCAACGATACTTCTCGTTATCCAATGTAAAATTTCCAAGAATACTGCGTACCTGTGCTATGCGCAAAAATTGGGCATTATAGTTTATATCGTGGGCTGAATCCGCAATGGCTACATTTATATCGGCTTCAAAAATTCCGTCTGATTCAAGCATACCCCCGAAAGGCTTTATTTCGCCCACATCTATGGAAATGTACGGAATATGCCTGTCGTCCGTCGAATGCCCGCGCACGAGCATTGTTTTAAGCTCTGCTGGAAGCGAAGTTTTTAGGTGGTCAAAAAGTATGTTTTCAAGTTCTTTTCTCATTAAAAAATCCTTCCAGACTTGTCCATAAGACGCTTGATATTGTTTTCCATTGCCTTTGTTTGGGCGGCAAAAGCCCGTTTTAAAATCTTCATAGGCGTTCCGCCCTGCGGGAATGTCGAAACTCTGTTTATGAGTGTAAAGAATGGATTGTCGCCCTTGTTGCCGTCTATAAATCCACCGTACTTTGTGCCGTGGCGGGATACAAAGTTTGGAGCTTTGCCGCCAAGTTTTGTTAATGCGGCAAGCCAGCCCGATTTTGCAACGCCCACCTGAAGCTGAACCTTGCGTATATACTTTTTAAGTTCGCCTTTGCCTGCGACAGCATAGGAAGTACGCCAATTCTTAGGTACTCTTCCGTTTTTGCCTATTGCCGATTTGTGGATATTTCGGATGGGACTCGCTAATATGCGCTTATACTTAAAAATCGGCATTTCGGACTTGTTCGGGTGGTTTTCAAGAGCCTTTTTTACGCCCTTGAAGTTTCCCGCCCGCCACATTTTGTTAAGCGACTTGTCTTCCCAATTTGTACCGCTTAGATCTGCGAATACTTTGCCGATGTCCCGAGCAACATTGCGCTTGCCTATTGCCGCAGTTTTAGGCGGAGTAAATTTCACAAGCTTTTCACCGACAATGCGCGACTGCTGGCGAACTACAAATTGCCAATCCTTGCGGCAGGCGACTTTGTATTTGGCGAGTGCGTCTTCAAAGTCTTTTGTGATGATTTTAAAATTCACGCTCATTTGTCAATTGGTTTTAGGGTTATTTCAACTTGTCCGCGCTTTACGCGAACAGATACCCAATGTATGCGAAATAGCCTTCCGTTGTATTCGACAACTTCGCCTATGTGGGGATATTCGCCGTCAAGTTCCGATTCCAAGAACTTCATATTAAAAGTGGAATCGGGAACAAACCCGCCAGCCTCCAATTCGACCGCCTCTTGCCCCTCGGCTATAATCGCGTTCATAATTCGCCCGCGCCAAATGACAGGCTGTGAAAAAGAAGAAAAGATTTCCTCCAACGCCGATTTAATTTCACTAAAAAAGCCCATACAAATATTGACTTGTCAAAAAAAGGGAGCTTCCAGTTTCCCGAAAGCTCCCAGTGAATACGAAACAACCCAATCCTAAGCCGAACCCTTTATCAGTCCTTTTTCTACGAGGGCTTCTCTAAGTTCGTTGACAAGCACAATCACTTGCGCAAGTTGCGCCGAGTCTTCAAGCTTAGCCTGATTTGCATTTGCCCGCTGTACAGTGGGCGCAACTCCGAAGAAGCCGAGCTTTTGTACGGTTCCGTCGGAGCCGTCGTCGCAAATCTGCAAACCGCCCCCGTGCGTATGTTCAGGTCTGATACGGTAAATGTCGTTTTCTCCCATTTCTTACTCCTTTGATTCTTTTGAAGTTTTTGAAACTTTGGCAATTTTTGAAGTTTTGACTTTGCGCTGTTTGATTTTACCCATAGCGCGAGACCAAACTTCGACATCTGTATAGTCTCCCGTTAGGGTTTTAAACAGTTGTCTATGTTTGGCGTAAGGCTCGTCGGGACTCAAAAGAATCTCCGACTTGCCGTTTTTCTTGTACCCTATCGTAATAAATGCGTTCATATTATTCAGATACGATACGTTTGAGTGCCGCCTTTTCACCAACGCCGAACCCATAGTTGCACTCGATAATCTCCTTTGAAGCGTCGGTGTCTGCGTCGCCCCAAGCTCGATATTCAAAAGTGAGCCCAGTCTGCGGGTCAGTGTAGGTCGTATAGGTTGACAGTTGCTTCATCACATTTGCCGTCGGCGCAATCGGAGCAAGAGCTACCATTATTGCTGAAGGATAGACAATGAACCCCTGCAACTTTTCGCCATTGTCGGGCAAGCGGTTAAACTTGGAGAACGAAAAACCCATAAGATTGGGAAGTTCTCCCAAAGGCGAGAATCCAAATGTCGAAAGCCCTCCTGAAGTCTTTATGTCCTTCTTAACATTCGCCATATAGGACGATTTCAGAAGCATTCCTCGGGGACTGTCTGGCCATTCGAGTTCGTCAATCTTCGTCTCAAGGTCGATTATGTCGTCTGTGTCGAAATCGGCGGCGTTTCGTGTAAGAATTGCGTCTCCGAAATTCTCCTTAGTGATGACACTTAAAATGTCCAAAAGAACGTCCTCGGCAAGCTTGGCTCCCTTTAGTCTCCCCAAAGTAATTGGGTCGAAATAGGGCTGGCGCGCCTTCTCCTCTGAAGTGTAGGTCAGAGACTGATATTTGCGCCTATCAATCGTGATTTTGCGGGACTCCATATCGCCCTTGTCGAACTTGTATGTTCCGTCAAAATCCTTGCTCGCGGAAGTCGCAAGCGGGATATAGGGAATGTCAATCTCGTTGTTGCCCTCGAGCGGGACGTTGCGAAGAACGGTCGAGAACAAGCCCAAGGATATGAGCTTGTGCTTGAATTCCTCCATCGCCGACTTGAGGATTAGCGAACGCCTTAATGCGGCGGGTATAGTATTCACTTAGCAGACTCCTTTCAACGCCGAGATAATTCGGTCATAATTTGCTTCGATGAGTTTTGCCTTTTCAACGCCCTGAGCTTCGTCAATGCGTTTAGCAAGGTCTTCTATGCTTTCCTCGCCGCTGTTCGGTACGTCCGCAATCGGTGCAACGCCGCTTTGAGCCGCAACTTCGGCGACTTTGGCAGAAACTTCGCTGTCGATGTCTCTGTGTTTTTGTTCAAGAGCCGTCAATTTATCCCGAGTAGCGTTAAGTTCGCTTTCGAGTTCGGCAATGCGCGAAGAAGCGGTTGCCAAATCGGAATCGAGTTTTGTTTTGTCCGCCGTGAGCGTTTCGATTTGCGAAATGGCTTCGGCAAGAGTTTTTTCTTTATTGGTTTCGTCCATATACTTTTTATCCCCGTGTCAAAATTCTTAATTTGTCGTAGGCGGAATTTTTGTCGCAAATATCGTCAACAAGCCCCCGTCTAAACGCCTTTGCGCCTACGAAAGCCTGACCCCGCATATCCTCTTTTTCGATGTTTCTGTGCGCCAGAACGTGTGATTTAAACAGCTCGAAGTACGATTGAGTCTCCGCCTGTAAAGCGGCTCTTTCGTCGTCGTTTTGGCTCGGCGGGTATCCTGCGGTTTTGAGCGTGCCTTCCTTGTTTGTAATGTAGTCAGGCTTTACGCCCAATGCTTGCCACAATCCCGAAACGTCCATTAGCGGCAAAATAGTTCCTATACTCCCGACAGTGGCGTCTGCGGAAGCGCAGATATACGACGCTCCGCTTGCTATCGCGTATGCCGCCGAGCAGCACATTCCGTCTGTATAGGCGAACACAGGCTTGGGGCATTGCGATATTGCTTTTGCCACTTTGTCATTCCCGCAAGCGTGCCCGCCGCCAGAATCAACCGTTAGGAATATCCCTTTGGCTTCCTTTGATGCCACCGCTATGTCTTGCAGGACTTCCTCATAATCCGTGCCGCCATAGCCCGCCACAAAATAAGGGGCTTCCTTGTTGAAAAGCGTTCCGTGAATGGAGATATGGGCAATCCCGTTAGGGTCTATTGCCATACTTTGGCGTTGTGGCACGAACTGCGAAAACTTCTCGCGCCACCCAGAAAGCGAGTCCGCGCCTTTTGCGTCAGCCAATACCCTTAGCGACAACGCAAGAAATGTCCCTGCGTGTATATTCCACGGTCTGCAAATTCCGTTTAAAAAAATGTTATTCGTCATCATTACCTTTTTCTCCTATTTTCCTATTTTCGATAACCTGAGTTCCGTTAACCTTGTAGAGCATATAAAGCGGTATTGGCTCGCTGTCGGGAATTCCCGCCAAGCGCATAATGAACCTTGCGTTGTCGGCTCTTGTGCGCATTTCGTCCTCGAAGTCCAAGCCGCATTCGGAATAGCTTTCTTCGAGCGTTTTTAAGCCCATTTCAACGTTTGCTCGGTTTTGTTGCTCCTCGCGCCCTGCGTCAACTGTCAGCTTTCTGGGGTGTGTCCAAGTGGCGTACCACCACCAATTCTGAAGCGGCAATATCCCGCTGTCTATTGCCCAACCGATTACGAAGAACCATACGGCGTCGTTAAAACGGTCGTCGATTAGCTGTGTCATATCGTCAATGTAGCGTTGCGTCTTTGAGGCGATAAGCCTTACAGACGCTCCGCCGATTTTCGACGGGTCTATGAGAAATTCGTAAGGCAAAATGCCGAGACTTCCCGAACGGTCGAGTTCCGTCAAAAATCCAGAAAATGTCGGAGAGGGAATATTGCTTTCGTGAACGTCTATGCTTTCGTCGGGGTCTATGCGGATATTCTTTCCGCCCAGAATTTGGTTTAAAGCCGCCGTTGACGTTCCCTCAGGTCGGTTGCCGACGTCCACTCTATAATCGCCGTCGAGACTCATTCCCTGACCGCCTTTCAGAATATGGACGATGTCGGAAATTGCCTTTACCTTCTTTTTCTCCAAGGCGAGGATTTCCTTACGGTCGATGACGTCGTTTATAGAGTGCTGAATGTGCGGATATGCTCTTGCTTGCGAGACACGCTCTGGGTCGAAAATATGAATTACCGCAGAAGCGGGAACTCTCGTTGTCTCTCTGTTTTCGCCAATGATAAAGTAGTAGGCTTTGGGCCTGCCGTAGCGGTCAAATTCAATTCCGTCCGATATGAAAGGACTGCTTTCAGTTTCGGGAGACATAAGGCGGTGGCTTTCGATTATCTGGATTTTCGGGACATTGAACGCATTGAACGTCTTTATCACGAAAACCTCTCCGTCGATAATCAGGGCGCGGAGTATCATCGCCTGACACTCTCTCCAAGAAAAGCGGTTTGTGATGTCGCAATGCCGACTCCACCTGAAAAAGAAGTCTTCCGCTTGCTTATCCCAAGCGTGGTTGCCGCTTTTGGCGTTCGGGTAAATCCCTTTGCCAATTCCGTAAACTTTCAGGTCGCGCAAAATTCCCCGAATCTGCCCAGAATTTTTCTCAAGATAGCGGGCTTTTCGGACAAGTTCGCTTCTCGTGTATGAAGTAAGCTCGTATTTTGCGTCTGTCGGATTTGTGGTGTTGGGATTGCCACGGGACGGAGAGATTTTTGCCGCTTCAAAGGCGTGCCCAATCCCATAAAACAAATTGGCGATTTTTCGGCGGAAATTCATTGTATAACCCCTCCGAATACGCCGCTAAGGGAAATCCTGCGGTTTGTCTTTTGGTACTTTTCAGGCGCAAGAAGCTCAAGAGCGTCCATTATGCCGTTAAATTTCTTTTCGATTTCCGACGCCGCTATGCGCGAATAGGAACTTCCGCTGTCGGAAGCGGATTGAAGATACTTTTCGCGCTCGGCTTTAACCTGTACAAGCAGGGCTTCAAGTTCTTCAACAGTATAGCCGCGTTTATAGTTGTAATTCGCCATACTGAATTGGCGAATGTCAAAAAAGTTATTCTACCTTTAAATTCTCATTTCCGATTATCTTCAACATCAGTGCACCTGCGCAATTCATCGCCTCACAATCAAGGTAGTGGTTTGGACGGTTGCCAATTTGTTCCCATATCCACGAATTTCCTTTCTTAATTCGGTGTTCGGATTCCATCTGTTTTAGGTAATCCTCGGAAATATCCGTAGGCACTTCCCAAGTCGCTCCATTTTCAGGATTTTGATTCCTTCGGATACGGGCTAAGGTATCTTTTACATTTAAATTGCTCCAAAAGTGCATACGGCACTTAACGTCTCGAGATATAAAGATATTTTTGACTGGAGAATAAAACCTAAAAACGCTTTTACCTTGCGGTAGCCTATGAACAAAATTAGCTCTATTGTCTCCCATTAGAGCTATCCAACGGTGCTTGCCGCATTGCTTATAAACTTCGTAGGAATTATATCCTGCGTCGATAAAAACGAGATTTGGCAGTATTGAAAACCTCTTTTGAATATCCTCGATGTCTTCCCACGTTAAAACCTTTTCATGCCATAATAGGCGGCTTGAACCTTGCGGACTCCACGAGCGCACCACCAAGTAGAAATGGTCCATTTGTACGTCAACTGTCATTATCCGCAATGGCGCGACACATTCCTTTTCTGCAAAAGGCTGGGATATAATTTCGCCTTTGGAATTGAAGCCTCCTTCCTCGTTCCAAAATTCCCCTTGATTGTATCCTGATGACGCAATTTCCAGTCGGTAGTCTTCGGCAAATTCTTTCCAAGGCAAGGCAAGGCGTTTCTGGTAAAACTGTTGAAGCAGGGAACTGTCGCCCTTGCGGGCGGCAATCTTTGCCCGCAAATATAGTTCCGCGAGCTTGCCCCAAGACATACTCGCCAAGGCGTTCCAGTGAAAACCTACATTCTCTTTAGCGGCATTGGGATTGAGCGGAATGAATTTGCCGTCCTTATTGAGAAGCCTTCTCATTCGGTCGCTATCCTCGAAATATTCGCCGCATTCGGGGCATTTTAACGCCGTTGAATGGTTGATTTTTGCAAAGTCATATTCTCCATTTTCGTCTTTGCAATCGTCGTCCCACTCGACGTGTTCCCATTTGTAGGGAATGTATTTTTGGCACTTTGGGCATTTATAGTGCCATTCGCGCATATCGGTAGTTTCAAATTTGCGGTGGGTATCGTCGTTTTCCTCTCCGCCTTGCGACATAAAAACGCATTTGCCGAGCCACCCAAAGGCGGTTGTTCTGGCTTCCGCTTCCGCCATATGTCCGACTGGCCATCGCCAAGTTTCGTCTCCGAAAAGCCAGCGGATTGAACGGCGTTGGAGGTTGGTCTTGTTGTATGCGCCCAACAACCAAAGCGTCATTCCGTTTGAAAAGTGGATTGTGCAGTTGCGCTGTTTATTTTTGTTCTTGGGAAATAGCTTTTTTACCGGCTTGCAACTTTCAAAGAGTTTTTGCAGGCGGCTTTCCGATTCGTCTTTTGCGTCTTCGTCCGTCTGGTCGAGCCACAAGCAGGGTCCGGGCAGGTTCGCGACTATGTAGCAAAGCGTAAGCTCTGGGCTTGTCGTCTTGGAGCTTTGAACAGCGGCAATAATCGAAACAAGGCGGATTTTGGGATCAACTATCGCTTCCATAACCTCTCTAATCCAAGGCGAATTTTCGCTTCTGAAAGGTCCGGGCATCGGAGAGAACGGAATGCTCTTTATATGCTCCTCACACCAACGCCACGGTTCTCTGCGGTCGGCGGGAGTCCAAGCGTCCTTGAGAATATCCCTAAGCTTCATTTCGTTAAAAGCCAACCGCAGAACTGCGATTCCTTGAAAACGATTTCGGAATTAAAGCCGATTGATTTAAATTCCGCCTCGTTGTCGGCAACGGTTTTCGGGTACATACAGCCGCGTAGGGCCTTCGCCTTGTTTATGATTTGCTCGGAACTAAAGCCGTTTTTAGCTTTCATTTCCCAATAAAGCTGTTGAAGAATATCCTGCATTTGGGCTGTTGAACCTAATACCTTTTCCACGATAAATAAGGCGCCCGAATTAGAAAGCTTGCGGTATATCCGCTTTAGCAAGTCATATCTGGAATTGGGGCGCAAGAATTGCAAGGTATAGAGTGCAACGCCATAGGAGAGTTCTGGAAGTTCAAAAGGCTTTTCCAAGTCGGCAAATGTAATGTCTATTCCCTTGAGTTTTGCCTGTTCAATCATTGCTTGCGAATTGTCGTATCCGATTAGCGTCAACTCCTTTGTATGGCGGCGTTTTATTCTTCGCAATGTCTCGCCTGTGGAGGCACCAAAATCTATTACCGTGGAGCTTGGATAGGTAAACCAATCAGAGAAGGTTTCGGCAAGCTCTTGAACGTGGGTGTAATTCGGCACACTCTTTTTAACGTGCTTATCGAATTCGGGCGCGACGTGCTCGTCAAATACCCAGTTGCTTTGCCTTGATATAATTTTGTCGTCTGTATGCAGTTCCATACAAGACGACCAAGTGTCAAAAATTATTCGTAGTGAGTCCACATTCTAAGGACTTTTACCACTCTTTCTTTTTCATAAACTTGATAGACAAGGCGGTGTTGAATATTTATGCGCCTTGAATATGCGCCAGTCAAATCTCCGACCAATGCTTCAAATGGAGGCGGATTTTGAAATGGATTCTTCTCGAGAATTGAGAGTAAATCTTGAGTTTTGCCCTTCAATCCGCTTGAAGCAATCTTCTTTGCGTCTTTGCGAGCTTGGGCGGTATATACTAACTCGTACATAAATCTACCAATCAAGCTTTTTAGAACACTTTGATATGGGGGTTTTCATACCCTTCTTTATGGACTCACTCATTCCCTTTATTGAGTTGAGGTACAATGTTTCCTGTATGGCGTTCCAATCCGCTTCGGAAATCATAACGGCATTGGCGCGTTTGCCAGTTATCACGATTGGCTTGGAAGTCTTCGCAACCTCGTCTATAAGTGAATAGAGTTTATTCCTTGCAAGAGTTGAAGATATTGCGGTCATGATAATCCTTTCTTTTTCTTGTAAACGTACGCTATTGCGTACGTTATGTCAAGGAGATTATCGACAAATCATTTTAGTCTTAAAATCTTCTGCACGCAAAGATTCTATGCTATAACGCAAATACATGGCTCTTGTCTTTGGATTGCTTTCTATCCCGAAATAATCCTCTCCATTTCTGCCGTGTTTCGGAAATATATAACGCAACAACAAGTCTTCCTTGATTTCGGGAGGAGTGGCGGAAATTTCCGCGAAATAAGCTTCCTGCGGTTGCCAACCAGTCTGCGACAATATCCTTTCAAGGGTTTGTTCTCT